CAATCCTCCCACCCGACATTACGGTATGGATGTTTGAGCAACAATTCTCGTTTTACAGCGGAGGACACAATAAGCGGGTTTTGAGCGTTTATTTCCAAAGCCACGTCCCATGTATAGGGATCGGGATTCATGCGCCCACCGCCCTCTATATCAAGCGCAAAGCCTATTATGTCGTGGACACCATCCACACCATCGAAATAGTGTGTGTAAGGTACATCGTCTATATCCGAACACGATACATAATCGCCCGTAGCCACTTGGATACCTGCGTTCCTAGCTAGACCTGCGTGCTTGGTCGTATTGATAACGACCCTGTGCTCTGTGTCCAACGGTTTGTCAGACACAATAATAATCTCAGGCTTGCCGGAGATTGCGGTAGCGGCTTGTAGCCATTGCTTACCGTATGTCTCCCAGTAATTGCCCCAACATATCGTAACGATTGTGTGCATAAAAAAAGCCTAACCGGAGTTAGGCAAAGAACCAAGGAGATTGAGGCACGTTTTCAGAAAACACTACCCCGCACAAATGATACTATTTTTTGCTTTTAGGCGCAAGTTGTTTGCATTCTTGTTGTTTTTCAGCAAATACGGACTTGTACAAGTTACCGCCTATAAGTGATGGCTTCCTGAGAATCTCCATTGCACCCTGCCGGATCGGTAGTTGGTCAATCGTAAAGCCTTTGTATTCCATAGTTGTCTCCTAGAATTTTGTGTGGGTTTCCAATAAAGCATGGATTGAAATCGAAGTCGGGCGAAGAGTGCAGGCGCTGCCAAGTGCCTATGTTTCCGATACCCTATAGGTAGCTAATCCCCTATTTACCCACGGATTCAATTTACCACAATTCTTTTTTGTAATTCTATGGCAATCATCTCACGAAGCTTTTTATTTTTTGTGAGCTTGAAACACTCTACCAAATGCAAGTCTGTCCAACCCTCTAGATTGCTTGGTAAGTTATTAACATTGTCTAGGTTATCGTGCATGGTTACGGTTGTGTAGGAGGTTATATATATATATATACTTATTTATATCAGTAGTGTTATATACATTTGCTTTTTGGTGGACGAACCTAGCCTTACCTAGGTGCGCCTTAATCTGTTTGCTTTTCGGAGCCACAGAACCCGCCAGCCGTTCGGTATCGGGCGCTAGCTTCGCCACCCTTGCCTCTGTCTCATACCTGATCCCACAGTAGAGGCTATCCCCAATCCCTGCCGTCTATTAACCCGACAAATTGGCGGTTGGTAGATGCAAAAAACCGCTTAAATCTGCATCTTGGTGAGAGACCCCCTTATGAGGGGCAAGATACAGACTTAAACGGTCTAATCGGCTCTCACACCAACAACTGAATTATACACGAATTTTACAGTTTAACCACTCGTGCCCTTTTATCTCATTTGTGCCCACAAAAAGAATGGGCATAACTGGGCAAATAAGGCATAAGTGTACGGTTTAACCATCCTCCTATAACCCTCCTCCTATCAATTTTCCCTAAATAGGAGGGTAGCAAACCGGTAAATAACCGGTAGGAAACCGGTAGCAAACCGGTAATTTATCGGTATTAGGGAAAACACCTAGTTTACATTTGCAATAAAATGTATACAATTTCGTACATGGCAATAACGCCATAGGAGAGAACAATGTACGACTACGAGCTACCTATGTATATCCAAACCGATACGGATGACGAACAGCCTTGTGTTGTGGGTGTATCTGTACGCAAGCATATCCTATCGTCAGGCGAGGATTGCGGGATTCTGGATTACGACTATGACATCCTAGATACGGACGGTAACGTGCGTAAGGATTGGAATAGGTTTGATGACAGACGGTTTGCAAAGTGTGTCCATTACAAACTTGAGATTGCAATGGGGGATAAATGAATGAGTTGGCTCTTTTCGCAGGTGCTGGTGGAGGAATACTTGGGGGACACCTCCTTGGATGGAGAACAGTCTGCGCCGTTGAGTGGGAACAATACCCAGCAAGCGTATTGTGCGCCAGACAAAATGACAAAATTCTCCCGCCTTTCCCGATTTGGGATGACGTACAAACCTTTGACGGAAAGCCGTGGCGAGGAATTGTTGACGTTATATCTGGAGGATTTCCGTGCCAAGACATTTCAGTTGCAGGAAAAGGAGACGGACTTGACGGAGAAAGATCAGGAATGTGGAGAGAAATGGCACGGATTATTAGCGAGGTACGACCAAGATTCGCATTTGTGGAGAACAGTCCAATGCTCGTTACTAGAGGACTTGAACGAGTCCTTGCAGACCTTACCTCAATGGGGTATGACAGTAAATGGGGAGTTGTATCTGCGGCAGACGTTGGTGCGCCCCATAAAAGAGAAAGAATCTGGATATTGGCTAACACCAAATTGTATGGACTCCCTGCCCCCCAGGTTGCCAGAGGCGCTCAAGAAACAATACGAAAACAACAGGCAAGGTCGCACAACACACTCAACTTTGCGGGAACAAGTGGTTTATCCACCACCGAATCAGATGTGGCCCACTCCTGCGGCAAGAGATTACAAGGGAGCAAACAGTTTCAAAACGACTTCAGAAAAAATATCTCAGGGGAAACGATCACACATGGGGCAATTACCAAACGCAATAATGATGGAAGAACAAGCGTCAATTGGTGGGACTTTGAACCCAACGTGGGTAGAGTGGCTAATGGGGTGGCCGCTAGGGTGGACAGACTTAAAGCCATTGGTAATGGACAAGTCCCTTTATGTGCAGCAACAGCATGGGAATTATTGAAATGAAAAACGACACAACAATATCTATCCGCATACCATCCGAGATACGACAACAGCTAGAAGACCTAGCAGCAGAGAACTGTCGCAGCCTTGGCGGTCAGGCTTTGCATTTCCTAAAGTTATCCCTAAGTAACATAAATGTTACCTCCGAGCCAAAAAGTATCCTAAAAGATACAAAGACAAAAGTATCACGCCCGCATGATGTTGCAGCGCAGGTATGGTTGGATTACATGGAAGTCCGCAGGGCTAAGAAGTCTCCTATTACCGAGTCAGCTATCAACCAACTACGGGCAGAGGCAGACAAGGCAGGATGGTCTCTAAACGAGGCTGTAATGGAGTGCTGTAGTAGAGGGTGGTTAGGGTTTAAGGCTGAGTGGGTAAACAAGGCAGGTAAGCAACAAGCGCTAGAGAACTCTAATCAACAGGCTGCGGAGGCTTTCATAAATGGTTGACGAAGACAAGAAAGAGTTTGCTCAGTTTATGGGCGGTATGTTTGCTGTTTACGGCAAGGAAGTTAGCACCATGCTTCTGCGTATATGGTTTGAGGCTCTGCGCCAATACGACCTGAAAGCCGTAAAGGACGCACTAGCTCGCCATCTGCTTAACCCTGATAACGGGCAATTCCTGCCTAAACCTGCCGATGTTGTAAAACTCATTGGCGGTACAACGGTAGACTCAGCCTTGGAAGCCTGGTCACTTGTAGACAAAGCCGTAAGGTCAGTCGGCACATACCAAAGCGTACAGTTTGCAGACCCGATTATCCACAAGGTCATACAAGACATGGGTGGGTGGGTGCACCTTGGTAAGAAAGAGGAAGACGAGTGGGCATTTGTGGCTAAAGAGTTTCAGACCCGCTACAGGGGTTTAAAGACCACAGGAGCACCGATTGACGCACCGGCAGTACTTACGGGTATCACAGACCAACAAAACGCTCTAGCGGGCGTTAATTTCAAATCTAAGCCAATCCTGATAGGACACCGAAATGACACCATCCGCACGCTCGATAGCACACATGAAGTCGCTCGGTTATCAGGTAGCTAATTGCGACCATTACAACTACTTCACCAAGCGCAGACATGATCTGTACGGATGTATCGACCTACTCTGCATTGGCAACGGAGAGACGGTAGCTGTGCAAGTTACGAGCAAGTCCAATATGTCTAGCAGGATTAAGAAGATTGAGGCATCGGATGCTTTCCCTGAGATGCTGAGATCAGGATGGCGGGTGCTAGTACAGGGCTGGTTTAAAGCGTCTAATGGTAGATACCAAATGAAGGAGTTTGAATTTTGAATCCATATCTCATAACTGAACCGACTTGTATCAGCTTTTCTGGCGGCAGAACATCGGCATATATGCTAAAGAAAGTCTTAGAAGCTGGGGGGGGGCAATTGCCTGACCAAGCAATAGTTTGTTTTGCCAACACAGGAAAAGAGGAGGAGGCTACGCTCAAGTTTGTAAATGATTGCTCTGTTAATTGGGGTGTAAAGATACACTGGATTGAGTATCAAGATCACGAAGAACCAGAGCATCGTTACAAAATTGTTAACTATGAAACGGCATCACGCAATGGTGAGCCATTCGAAGCAATTATTCGTAAACGACAATATTTGCCAAATCCAGTTACAAGATTTTGTACATCTGAATTAAAAATTAGAACTATGGCGTGTTTTCTTAAGCACTCTGGTTTATTTGATGGCTGCACTAAGTCTGAACTGGAAAATGCCTCATGGATAGGATTACGTTATGACGAAGGACGTAGGGCTGCAAAAATAGCAGATAAGCGCAGAATCCCATTGTTTACAGCAAAAGTCAGCGTTCACGATATAAGTGATTTTTGGGAAAAACAATCGTTTAACTTGGAATTGCCTACATACAAAGGAAGAACATTAGCTGGCAATTGTGATTTATGTTTTTTAAAACCCGCAAATCAAGTTGCAACTTTGATAGCAGAAAAGCCAGAGCGTGCAATTTGGTGGGCAAACATGGAGGCATTGGCATTGGCATTGGCATCCAAGCCAAGCGGCGCAACTTTTCGCAAAGACCGTCCAGGCTATGCAAGCATGATGCAATTTGCGGATAAACAATTAACTGTTTTTGATGAAAATGAAGAAGGAATTGCCTGTTTTTGCGGAGATTAGTCTATTAGGGAAAGTCCCTATATACGCACAAAAGCCACAGATTTACAGTTACATCACCTTAACCAAGGAGCTACAAATGAAAACAATATCTACATACGATGCTGCACTCTACGCAATTGCTGCTTTTGCCTTTGGCGCTTTGTTTGTGTTGGAGCTGCTATGAACCTAGAAACCAATGTCCGCATTATGCAAGCGTTCTCAGACGGTAAGTACCCGATCCGTGACGCAGAATTTTGGGCTGAACACATGAGCGATAAGCACTTTGTTATGGACTTGCTTAAGACCATCTCCGAGGCTTACTACAGCCCCGACCCCGCCATTGGCGAGATGTTAGACAAAATCGAAGCACGAATCTACAAGGTGACAAAATGAGCGTACACAAGAAACTAATGCAAGCCCGTCTTACCTTGCAAAACACGGCTCTTACAAAGTCCGGTCATAACAAGTTTGCGGGTTACAAATACTTTGAGCTTGGGGACTTTATCCCTGCAATCCAAAAGATATTTAACGACCTTGGGTTGTGTGGCGTTATCAGCTATACCGCAGACATTGCTACCCTGTCTATTCTTGACATGGAAGATAATAGCAAAATTGAGATAACTAGCCCTATGTCTACCGCAGCGTTAAAAGGTTGCCATGAGGTGCAAAATTTGGGCGCTGTTCAGACCTACATTCGCAGATACCTCTGGGTAACAGCGATGGAGATATGTGAACACGATGCCATAGATAGCTCGCCAGGCGCAGATGTAGAGGTAGCGGTCAAGGCGATCCAATCAGCCGTAGACTTAGATTCACTCAAGACCCACTTTTCAGGCGCTGTAAAGCTGTTTAAAGGCGATACAGAGGCATTTGCAAGGGTCAATGCAGCTAAGGATGCTCGTAAGGCTGAACTGTTAGCAAAGGTGGCAGAATGATCGAGCAAGGCAGTCCCGAGTGGCTTGCCTTGCGTGCTGGCAAAGTCACCGCCTCCAAGGTATCGGATGTAATGTCCTCCATTACAACAGCAGGGTATCGGAATTACCTTGCTGACCTAGTGGTGGAGCGTCTTACGGGCAACAAAACGGAGTCGTTTGCCAATGCTGCTATGCAATGGGGAGTAGACCAAGAGCCTTTAGCTCGTGCTGAATACGAGGTTAAGACGGGTAGCTTTGTAGACCAAGTTGCCTTTGTCGAGCACCAGACTATCCCTATGTTCGGATGCTCACCGGACGGGTTGGTAGGCGAGGATGGGCTTATTGAGATCAAGTGTCCCAACACGGCTACGCATATAGATTATGTTATGCAGGACAAAGTACCCACAAAGTACATCCCGCAGATTCAATGCCAACTAGCAGTTACGGGTCGTAAATGGTGTGATTTCGTAAGTTTTGACCCAAGACTGCCGGATGGTTTACAAATGCTAATTGTCCGTGTTGACAGGGACGATGAGTATATCGAGAAGTTGCAAGACCGAGTAATTAAGTTTTTAGACGAAGTAAATAGCGCCGTAACAGGCTTAAAGGAAAAAATGAAATGAGTATCGTTTACGAAGTAATGGCTAGTACCGGATCGTACACAGACAAGAATGGCACTGAGAAGCGCCGTTGGATGAAGTGCGGCATTGTTATGAACACCAAGACAGGCGGTCTAGCACTCAAGCTAGAGGCTATCCCTGTCGGGTCAGACGGTTGGTTTAGCTTGTTTGAACCTAAAGCTAAGGACGAGCAGCCACGGCAGCGTCAAGCAAGCATTGCAGACGAATCAGACGATACGCCTTTCTAGGGGATAAACATGAGCCATTGGCTAATCGCAGCGACCGGAGTTGCCTACCTATGGGTAAGTATTGAGCAATTCCACAAAGGCAATATGAGCACCGGAATGGTTTGGGCAGGTTATGCGTTTAGTCAAATCGGCTTGTGGAAACTAGCATCGTGAATATAGACAAAGCTATTGAGATATTGGAATCAGGTTTGGTCACGCAACAGGAGCAAGTTGAACTGGTGGCAATGCTGCAAAACATCCAAAAGAACGCTAGGCGTGAGTGCTGTAATTTCCTAATGAAATTGCATGGGGAGCAGAATATGCACAATCACTACCATGTAGCGGCTGTCAAACTTTGGGAAATAAACCAATGAGCGAGCGTCCACAGAACTGCGGCTCAGGCTTTTGTAGCTGCATAGAGTGCCCATACGAGCCACGCTTGATAGGTTGGCTAACGCCTGACAATATGTTTACCCGACACGAGCCGGATGATTTAACGGGATGCAAGGAGGTTAGAGTGCCTAGTATTGATTACCCCAAAGTAGCTAACGATATGCAGGTAGGCGGCACGCATTACAGGCTAACTATTGAGCCGTGGGATTACATAGTTAAAAACAATCTAGGATACCTAGAGGGCAACATAATCAAATATGTAACCCGATATAAGGGTAAACACGGGGTAGAAGATTTACAAAAAGCTAGGCATTATCTTGATAAGTTAATTGAAACACTTACGGAAGATGAATCATGGACAAAGCAAACAAAATAAAGATGGCTTTGGAATTTCTGCAAATGGGTAGCAAGCTAGACATTAAGTCAGCTATTACGGTTTTGCAGTCTATCCGTGATTCGGACGGTGTGTGTGTGTCCTGTATCAGCCCTCGGGATTGCGAGTTTAACGACCGCTGCCAAAAGGGTGACAAGTTGAGATGAGAACCTCGGAGATGCAGGAATTGTTAGGAGGATGCAGAGAGTTTATTGCTCTACTGTGTGATGAGTTTGAGCTTGAATATCCACTAGAACTGTTTGCGGAAATTGCCGTAGCGTTAGGCGAGACAAATGATTAAGAATACCCATCCGTTGTGCTTTGACAGTTTGGCGCAATATAACCTGTGGAAAGCAGCCGCTAGACAAAGTAACCCAGGCGGCTCGCACATCTGCGCTGACTGTACACCGGAGTATCAGGCAAAGATGATAAAAGAAAATAGATGTGCAAAACCTATGGCGAGGTTTATCAAGGAAGATGGTGAGATGGTGGGGAAAGCCAAATGGAGAGAGTAAAGTTTACCCTTACCGCAGACAGGTCTAGGGTTAAGCACATTATAGACATATCACCCGATGGGTGGGTAGTAGAGGTGCGAGAGCCTAGCCGTACAAAGGATCAAAACGCCCTATATTGGGCTACCCTGCATGACCTGTCGGAGAATGTAAAGATAGACGGTAAGCAGTATTTGGCTACCGTTTGGCATAAATACTTTAAGGAAAGATTCCTGCCTGGGCGCATCATAGAGCTACCCTACGGTCATATCGTGGAAGCCGAGCCTAGTACGGCAGACCTTACGAAAGAACAGTTTAGCGAGTTTATAGAGCAAGTCATGGCGTTTTATCATTCGAACAAGGAAGAGTAATGAAAACAATACTAGCCATTGCGCTAATAGTATCCAGCAGCACAGTCTACGCTCGGTGCTTTTCGTCTACTTTTGTAAACGGCTACAAGGTAACTGTGTGTACAACTTGCTGCACACCCGCAGGATGTATGACGAGCTGCCTATGACACACAATACTTACTCTATGGT